TCTCCGGCCAGTATCAGGCCGAGATGGGCGCTCCGTCAAACGAGAAGAGCGGAATCGCCATCCAGGAGCGCCAGCGGCAAGGCGATAACGCGACCTACCACTTCATCGACCATCTTGCATTGGCGATACGCTTCACCGGCAAGATCCTCATCGACCTCATTCCGAAGATTTACGACACCCCAAGGATCCTCCGCATCATGGGCGAAGATGGCTCCGACGAGCCGGTGACTCTCGACCCGCAGATGAAGCAAGCTTATGCGGAGAAGGTCAATCAGGACGGCGAGGTTGTCGAGAAAATCTTCAACCCGAGCGTCGGGAAGTATGACGTTCAGGCCGACATCGGCCCCGACTACGGCACCAAGCGGCAGGAAGCGTTCAACGCGCTGACCCAGATCGTCATGCGGGACGAGAACCTGATGACCGTCATTGGCGACATCGTGTTCAAGGCAGCCGACTTCCCGATGAGCGATGAGGTTGCCGAGCGACTGGCGAGGATGGTCCCGGCGCAGGCCCTTGGCGGTCCCAATCCGGAGGTTGTCAATCTCCAAACACAGCTTCAGCAATGCCAAGCCGCGCTCGAAGGTGCGATCAAGCAGATTGCCGAAGAGAAAAAGAAGGTCGGAGTGGAGGCGTACAACGCCGTCACCAAGCGAATTGAGGTTGGCAAGGATATTGATCCGATGGCGCTCGTGCCCGCCATCCATGCAGCGATTGTGCAGGCACTTCAGGCGGGTCCGGTCATGGACCCATCGGTATCGGCTTAAAGGAGAACAAAATGAGCAACTACACGGGCGTTGCGACGGACAGTCCAACATTTGCAACCCAGAAAGTCACCGGCCTCCAGTATGAGAGCACGCAGGACAACCTTACGGCTCATGCTGGGGGTGGTCAGACCCTTGCTACACCGATCACAGCAATGAACGCTCGCTTCACGACTGTCGCCACGATTGCCGACAGCGGCCTGCTTCCGCAGAGCGCTGCGGGTCTCATCATTTACGTGACGAACGCAGCGGCCAATTCGATGAACGTGTTTCCCTACTCGGGGGATGCGATCAACGCTCTCGGCGCCAATACCGCTTTCGCGGTGGCGGGCGGAAAAACCTGCGCATTCGTCTGTTACACCGCCGGTCAGTGGCATTCGCTCCTGAGCGCATAACAAGTTTCCCTCACTAGGGGGCAAAGCCTGACCGCTGGGCTTCAGCGGGCTAAGATCCATCCTTGGGAAAACCATGAGCGAAGAGAACCTGGAGGTCCCGCAGGACCTGCCGGAAGGCGAACCTGCGAGCGAAGAGGGCGCACAACCAGAAGTTCAGGAAACGCCCCCTGAACAGCCCGAAGTCACTCCCGAAGAACCCGAAAAACCAAAGCACAAGCCGTGGTTTCAGGCGCGAATCGACGAGCTGACGAGGGAGAAACATGACGAGCGAAGGCGCGCCGCAGAACTCGAAGAGAAGCTGCGGAAGTACGAAAGCCTGACGCCAAGCGAAGACGCTCCGAAGCCCCAAACCGAAGAGCAAATCCGCAAGGCTGCGGCTGAAATTGTCGCCCGGGAAAAGTTCGACCAACGTTGCAACGACGTTTATTCTTCGGGAGCGAAGGACTTTACGGATTTCGATGAAAAGCTGAGCAATTTCCGCCATCTCGGCGGTCTGCCCCCAGCTTTCCTAGAAGCCGTGACCGAGCTTCCCGATGCCCACAAGGTTTTGCATACGCTTGGCTCCGATCTCGACCAGGCGGCTCACATTATGAGCCTTCCGCCCGTGCAGATGGGAGTTGCCTTGGCGCGACTCGCATCACCTTCAACCCCGGCTCGCCCGGTTTCAAGCGCACCCCCTCCAATCAAGCCGATCGACGGCACTCCAAGGGGCGAAAAGAACCCCGAAGATATGTCGATCGAGGAATGGAACGAGTGGCGGGAGAAAACGAAGTCGCCGGATATCCAATAACACAGATGCCGCGTCGGGAGACGCCGCGTCCCAGTGCCCTTTCGGGGGCCAGAAGGATAACCAATGAGCAATTCGCTTCTAACTATCTCGCAAATCACGCGAGAGGCGCTTCGCCTGTTCAAGAACAGCAACGCCTTCCTCCAGAATATCGATCGTCAGTACGATTCAGAGTTCGGTAAAGCCGGTGCGAAAATCGGCAGCCAGCTCCGTATCCGCCTGCCGAACGACTTCACCGTCCGTACCGGCGCGACCGCATCTCCACAGGATACCAACGAGCAGAGCACGACTGTCACCGTTGGCACTCAGAAGGGTGTGGACGTTCAGTTCAGCTCGGCTGAGCGGGCATTGTCCTTGGATGACTATTCGCGGCGCATTCTCGCCCCGGCGGTGAACAACCTCGCCGGCGCAATCGCTTCGGACATCATCGCTGGATCAGAGGGCATTCCCAACGTCACCGGCAAGTTCGATGGCACGGGCGCTCTTCAGACCCCAGACGCATCGACGTGGCTTGCGGCGGGCGCTCAGCTCGACATGATGTCGGCTCCGCGCGCGAACCGCAAGATCATCCTCGATCCGCTGACTCAGGCTCGCACGGTTTCGTCGCTTGCTGGTCTGTTCAATCCGGCTGCGGCTTTGTCCAAGCAATACGCTTCCGGCACGATGATGAACGCCCTTGGCTTCGACTGGATGGCCGATCAGACGGTCATCAAACACACCACTGGCGCTTACGGCACTCTGGCGACCGTCTCCGGCGGTTCTCAGACCGGATCGACGATCACGACCTCGGCGCTGAACGGCCCCTTGAAGAAGGGTGACGTTATCAGCTTCGCTGGCGTGAACTCGGTCAACCGCGTGACCAAGGCCGACAACGGCGTACTCGCGCAGTTCACCGTGACTGCCGACGTTGCCGCATCCGCGACCAGCATCCCGATCTATCCGGCACTGACTCCGGGAAGCGTGCCGTTCGCAACGGTCACCGCCTCTCCGGCCAACAGTGCGGCGATCACGGTCGTTACCAAGGCGAGCACGGTTTACCGCAAGAACTTCGCGTTCCTGCCGGAAGCCGCGACGATGGTCACTGCCGACCTCGAACTGCCGCGCGGCGTCCATGAGGCGCACCGTGAGCAGCAGGACGGCGTGTCCATGCGTATGGTCACTGCCTACAACGTCTCGACGGACCAGTTCATTACCCGTCTCGACGTTCTCTATGGCTACCTGTGGGTTCGTCCCGAGTGGGCCTGCGTCGTCCCCGACATTCTCTAGTCGGTCTGAGGGAGGGGTTACGGCTCCTCCCTCTTCTTTTTCCCGCGGGAGGCGTGTG